TGTGATTGTTTTAGGGGGAGACCCCTCTCGCCCTTCGGGCGATTCACCCCTGATTGGATATGAAAAGGTCGGCCCCGGAAGGCGCGGACGAGAAGCCGGGAGCGTGAGACGCAGAGCAAGACGAAAAACCGTCGGAGGCTCCGTTGTGCCAGTAGCCACCGAGACGGACAGAACGCACGACGTAGGAATTGACGAGGTAGGCGTAGTCACAAAAATACGTTGACGTGCTCGCGCCCGTCGTTACGTACGGAATCCAGATGTCCGGGATTTCGGCCGAATACTGTTTACTCTTGATATATCCAGACACATAGTTGTCATGGTCCGTCCCAACATCAAGCAGCTCGAAAGCATCCGTTGCCAAAGAGCTTGCAGTCGGATCCCCGGAGATTGCGGTCGGATCAGGTGCAAAGTACCATTCGAGCGAGCAATCGCTGTCGTCCGTCCCGACGCGCATATTAAATAGGTCGCACACGGTCTTATACTGGTTAGAGTACGGGTTTTCGTGCCACCTATATTTGCATGGATAATAGCTGTTGCTGTTGCTGACGGGGGAGCCAGACGGAGTGCTTACACCATTACAAGAGCCGGTGAGCCATGGTCTGGCTGCGAATCTGTACGACTCTCCTGCAACGTATTCCCTTGCAAGTCCGAGGTCGTCAGTCTCGATAAGCGTGTATGTGCCATTTGCGTTAGGCGTGCCGTCATCGTCGCACCTTGTAATGGATGTAATTACGTGTGACGGTAAATAGGATGCGGCGTTAATATCAACGTTTGTCGGCTGGATGCTGACTGCCTCGCCAACAACTCTTGATGCATAGTAGTTGTTAAGTAACCACTTGCCGTCTTCCCGGAGCGTTGCTCTGTCGTCGTTGCTATGCCTAAGTCCGGCGCATCCCTGCATAATTGCCTGACAATTTTGTGTGGCAAATTCGACCGTAAACAAAGCCCACTCGTAGAAATTGACAGCCATTGGCATTGTAACGGCGTTGACATTGGTGCTCCCATCATATGTCCTCGCCGCCGCCATAAGGCTTGCATAGTCGCCCTGGGCGTTGGCAAGGCCCGGAAGCGATACGGCGTGGCCATCCTTGATCGCAAGGGCGTAAGCGGGCATGTAGTAATATTCAAACGTGTCCTCCGGGTTGTGGTTTCGGCAGAAAATGTCAAACGGTCGCCAGCCTGGATAGTGGTGCGCCGATACGCCAAGGACACCATCCTTGAGGTAATAGTACGCCCGAGGGCATTCGACTGCTACATAGTCCCCAAGGGACCCATCCTCAGTGTAATTCTCGTCACCGAGGTATGCGTGAACGTGGAACACAGAGCGACCATTCTCAAGATGCCATTTGCCGACACACCTCCTTCTGTTGAACGGAGTTACGTCGTCAAAGTTGTTGACCACGCCGGAATTGTCCCCATCCGTACCAACCTGCGCCGTCATACCTACGGAATCCCAGATTCTCGTGAGAGCGGACGCCGACTGACCGATGCCCGACACGCCGTAGCGGTGCAAGCCCTCAGCTTCTTCAATGTCGTCAACGCGCTTTGTCAACTGCGTTAAATCTGCCTTTACGGTATTAAGGTCCGTCCTTGCTTCATCATCTACGATTTCATAGATTTTTTCTCCCACCTTGAGGGTTTTCATTTCATCGGTGGGCGTTACTGTTAATGCCATTATTGTCCCTCCTTATGCGGTGAGAGTAACGTTGCCGTTGCCGTCATCAGTAGCAGATAAGGTAATACTTGCCGCCGCCTCTTCCGCTTTGCGCTGTGCCTCTTCCGCTTTTCCCTGGGCCTGTTCGCTTGCGTTTTTCGCCGTGACAGCATCACCTTTCGCAGTGAGAGCATCATTCTTCGCTGAGATCGCATCAATCTTTGCCTGTTCCGCATTGGTGGCATATCCACTCGCTTCACCGGCTTTATCCGTTGCGATCTGGGCCTTTTGTGTGGCGTTATCAGATGCACCTACCGCTGTTTCCGATGCCTGGACAGCAATCTGCGCCTTCTCGCTTGCAGTAGTAGCAGATGCAACCGCAATGTCAGATTTTTCACTCGCAAGTTGAGCGTCAGCAGATGCAGATTGAGAAGCCGATAAAGTATCATTATAAAGTCTAAGAAGGCGGTCATACCAGTCTTGAAAGTCGGCAGGAACAGCTTCTGTACCTCCGAGATTAACCTGAGTATAGGTCTTGATAATCGCAGAGCGCATAAGCCCGGAAGTTCCAGTCGTGTAGTCAATCTGGATTTTGCCGAACCCCGATGCCTCAGTATCATATGCCTGGACAATCCAAGAGAGGATTCCATCTTCATAAGTAGTTCCTTCGACAGGCTGAAAAACTTCGTCACAACTGCGCTTTGCGTTGATCGTAGCGTTTCCGTCCGTGCCAAGTTCACTCGTCCAGGGTCTTAAATCGAAGTCAATACAGAGCGTATCGTGACTGCCCTGCACACCGAGAATCACGAGGGATTCATCAAGCGTGAATGTTCTTCTCAAAAGGCTCATGTTGTTGATGTCCCTCCAATCGTGAGTGTTACGTTGCCATCGCCATCATCGGTAACGGTAACAGCAATGGAGTTTACCTCGTCTGACAGGTCCTTAATGCCCTTGTCCATCTTGTTAAGGTTAGTGGCATTGAGAGCAGTATTACCAAGTTCCCCATTCTGCCAATTAACCCTTGTATAGTCAGCCATAGCGTCACCTCTCAATGATATTGAAGGATAGATTAGCGTACAGTTTCTTCTTAGCGGTCCAGAGCTTAACGGCACTCGAAACGTCCCCTAAGTAGAAAGTTTTGGTAGTCGTTTCGTTCTCGCTACTGTTAAGAGCCGGGTCGAAGTAAGTGACCGTAAAGTAGTGCTGTGCGAGGAAAGCGTTGAGAATCGCATGGGCCTCAGAAGGTTTTAATGCAAGCCATGTAAGGCCGATGGTCCTCTTCTCAGTGATTTTCTCTATGTACATCAGGCCATCCATATCACGACCCGCATCAGGCGAATTGACCGCATAGAGCGAATAGCTGAACTCGCTTGGGCAACGAATTTCCGCCCCGTCAAGCAGTAACATGCTCATTGTTCACACCATCCTTTATTAAAAACAGCGCACCCAAGGGACTAACCTCAGATGCGCTGAAATAGATTTACATGACGGTTGCCACAGTCGAGTAGCGACCATTATAGGTCTTTTCGCCACGCTTAACTTGACGATAAAGCGTCTCGCTATCAGTCTTGACGATTACCTCAATAATAGGAGCCTGATTGCTACCACCGGTATTAGCACCAGACATAGCCGACCTGACGGCTGAATACACGCCTGCGCTGACCGATGCAACAATCTGGTCATTATTAAGGACCGCAGTATGATTGCCGAGAGAGCCAACAAGTTCGGGACCGGCTTCACGAGCAAGGAAAAGCTGACCGGTAGGAGCGGAATTGACACCACCGGCATAAGCAGCAATGTTGTGCCACTTACCACCAGAGAAGATACCGCCTGTAGCCATGCCAGTCATATTGAACTGCTTGCCGCTGGTGTCATAGAAACCAGATGCTTTTATCTTGACCGTGACCGTCTTTCCTTCGACATTACTTGTGTCGAGAGATGTAGCCTTCGTATTCACGTTCGCAGTCAGGCTTGTCGTTCCCTGGGTGATTAAAGCCTTGTAAGAGTCGTATTTTCCGTAACTTGCAGTTGCCTTAGCAGTGTTGGATGTTTCGGTATGGCCACCCTTACTGCCGCCTGTCAACCAGTTCAGGAACTTGTTCTTTGTGTTGATGACATCCGGCTTTTTGGCTTTAGCAGTGTTCCACGTGGTAGTGTTGCCACCATCTTTGCCACCAGTCAGCCAGTTGAGGAACTTAGTGGGTGTTTCTATGCTCGGCGGTTTCATTGACAACGCCGTGTTGAGCGTTTCAGTCGTACCGTCATCGTTGCCAGTCAGATAAGGCTTAACCTTCTGCCCGGTATTGGTAACAGTGTTCGTTGTGTTCAGCTTACCGCTATTATTGTCGCCTGTAGCATCGCCACCAAGCCAAGAAGTGAATCCATTCCATCCCTTCTTTTGGAGACTAACATCAACGTTTGCCCTGTAGTTCTTGTTTACTGTATCTTCGCCGGTTCCGTTGATTACTTTTGATATAGCACTTACAATATTTGCGGCATTACCGATACCACCAAGGAACGATTCTCCCGGATACTGGATTGCAATATCTCTCAAGAACTCAAGGAACGGCCTTAACGATTCGATCACCGGCTTGACCTTGTTGTTGTAAATGTCGGCAAATCCTTCCATAGCGTTGCCAAGCGTTGTCAGTTTGTCGCTAAGTCCAGAGGATTCAAGGGCATTATCAACATCTATTAAAACGCCGGTAAGGTCACGCCAGAAGTCAATGAAGCTATCAGCACCAAAATGAATTGCAGGCTCTAAGAAACCGTCCCACAGAATCTTTAGTGCTGGGCCAGCGGTGTCAAGGACCGTGTTGAGAAGGTCGAGTGCAACACCGAGTGTATTAAGAAAGTTCGGAATCGCCTCAGAGATTGTCCACTTGCCCATCGGCTCAAGTACGTTGTCGTAGAACCATTTCAGCCCTTCGCCAACCTTGTCGCCGAAAAGATCTATCTGCTCAAACAGTTGTTTAAGTTCGGTCTTGACGGTAATCCACGACTTGTTATCTCCGCCAAGGTTTTTCACAACAGCCTTAAAGAGTGCGCTGACAAGATTTTGACCGGCCTTTTTGAGGTCCTTCCAGGAAAAGCCACTGAATACATCTATGATCGCATCACGCGTACCAGACCAGTCGGTAGTGCCAATGAATGTAGAGAGAGTTGTAAGACCACCGGCAATGAGGTTGGAAACGGTCTGACCAAGTTTCTTAAAGTACTTCTGGCTTTTGCCTGTATTGAGTGCGCCGTTTACTGCACTTGCAATACTCGTGCCAAGGTTGCCAAACTTGAAGTTCTCGCTCACCTTGAGTGCGGCAGTTATTCTCACTCCGATGTAGTTTGCCACGGTCTCGCCAACGGAGTTGAAAGTTTTGGGCTTGATAAAGGCGTTAAGAGCTTTCGCTACGCCGGTTCCAAATGAGGATGCCGCCGCAAGTGCTTTGGGCCAGTCGATTCCATCAATGGCACTATCAACAGCCATACCAAAATCAGTTCCGACAGCGGCGAAGTCAAACCTGTTGCCAAAACCAAAGGCCGCACTGATAGCAGTATTGATCGCACCTTCTACAGTGTTGCCAAGTGCAGTAGCAAGTCCGGTATCGGTATCGAATAAGCCATTCAAGAAGTCAGCAAGGCCAGTGCCAAAACCAGTAGCTTTCTCTTGAATTTCTGCCCATGAAATGTTGTTGAGGGTAGAGGTCAGCGTGTCCGCAATGTATGTTCCAAGTTCTCTAAGAGTGTCAATCTCTGATTCATAGAGGGCCTTAGTGCGCTTGAAGGCTACAGACACATCACCAGCAGAACCAGTGCCGCCTCCGCCTGCACCGCCGGAACCGCCTGCGCCACCTCCGCCACCAGAACCGCCAGAACCGCCAGAGTTGTTCTCATTGGGAGCAGAGAGCATGTGCAGTTCATCGAAGGAAAGAACCTGTCTCTTGTACTCCTCAAGGGCTTTAGCGGCCTTGCCAGTGCCAGATGCAGCATCATCACCAGATGCGCCAACATCAGATAATCCGTCAGCCAAGTCAGCAATGGAATCATCCATCGAAACTCCGCCTGCGGCTATCTCGACTTCCCATCCAAAGATTTTGCCAAGAGCATTGATGACATTCTGAGCAAAATCAATGATGCCCGACATTGCGCTGTTCATCGCAGAAACGAACGGCTTGAGCGCAGAGATAAGACCAGTACCGATGATGGTCTTTAAGGCGTTGAATTGTTCTTTGAGAATACGGACTTGGTTAGCCCATGTCACATTGTTATCCCACCGGCTTTTTATCCGATGGTTCTTATGGTTTCCCATAAGGTCGGCGTACATTTTCAACCATAAAAATAAGACGTATCGCTACGCCTTATTGGTTGCCGGACACTCTTGGGTGGATTATATTTATTCACCACCTACGCTCTACGCTACCTCACTGCCTATTCGCAATCAATGAGGTTAGCACGGTATTAGCCTATTGATTTCCAGAAGTACCCATATGCCGTGCGAGTCTCGCTATCAAGAACCTTGTGAATCATCTTGTAGTTGCGACCGATTGCTCTTCCTGCATCAGCTATGCGGTCGTACCTTGCTATCTCCTCGCCAGTCTTCGGGTCGATTTGCATAACAGGTATTCCCTTTTTGTGTACTTCATATTTGGACATATCTTTTATCGGATAGTCTTTCTCATAAACGAAAATGTATCCATGCGTGGATTTTCTTTCGCCTATCAACGCATTCGATATTCCGGTTCTTTCAAACCCAGTTATCTTTGAGGCATCTGCAACGCTTTCGTATCTTGCAATAGCATTGCCATTACAATCGCATTGGACAATCGCCTTCCTGAGTGCGTTTTTGGGTGGACTATAAGGCTCACCAGGGCCATTTTCGTTGTATTCATCCTCAAACATAAAACGTTTCCCACGGCATAGTCTGCTTCTGTCTTTGCAAGAAATAAGAACATCCGAGTTGCAATATCCGTCAAGCCTCTGCGCTTCTGCAGCACTCTCGTATCGGCCTACGTATGTTCCGTCTTTCTCTAAGCAAACAACAGGGCGAGCGTTCCACATCGAACCACCTTGACCGCCAATAGCCATATTGTATCCATTGGGATGCCTTGAGCCATAGGCAGCGATCATAATGGCTTCCATGTCATCTGCCATCTTTTTGGTAGGAACCTCAAATAATATCTCCCACTTGAAGTTCTCTCTTCCGTGAGCCTCTAATGCTCGGTGGAATATGCAATCTTCATTTGGATGACACGCTTCGTGTTCCAACCGCCTTGTGTGTGGATGAATAGTTTGCCCGATATAAAGTTTTCCGTTTGTCAAGTCCGTCACTTTGTAAATATAATGTCCCATATAAATCCTCCTTTGGGTTCATTATATCATAATGTGCGGACTAAATCAACTTAGCTTTCACCGTATTTGCCCGGTTTTCAACAACACATTACTGTGTTATGCGGCACACATTCTACCGGCTGTTCTTTGGAAGTCGCCAGTGGCTACGCTTGTAGCGGCGAGGGCGTACTGGAACCTCAGAGTGGCTTTCTCAGCCTGCGTCATATTCTCAATATCAGCGTTCAGCCCATTAGCCAACGCCCATGCTTTAAGGTTGGCCTGGGTTAAATCTACGCCGATACTGCGAAGGGGTCGGGTAGTCCCCGAGAAGATGGACTGTGCTTTGGTTGCGGCCTCGGCATAATCCATGTCGTAGAAGGATGCAATATCAGCTACCCATTCGGTGATGGATGTAGCCATGTCCTGCATCTTGCCGGTGGATTCGTAGGCATACTTGCCGTTTTCATCAACGGCCTTGCCCATCTCCTTTAGCTTCTGAGTAGCACCGGATACCATATCGTCCGTAATGCCCATCGTAGAAGCCATTGCCTGGAACTGGCCTGCGGTCTTTTTGAAGGTTAGCTCAGAAATGCCAAACTTCTCGATGGAAGTGTCAGCGATTTCCTCAATCTTCGTAGTGTAGTTACCGAAAACGTGGTCGATAACGTTGTTTACTTCTACGAGGTCAGACGCAAGGTTGATGCTGTCCATGAAGCCGCTTGCTACTCGCTGTAAGCCCCATAGAGCTGTACGCACCATGACGATGCTTTTTGTGAGTTGAGCAAAGCCGGTCTGCCCGAGATTAGTTGTGTGGTTTCTCAGGTTTTTGAGGGCGGTTATACCCTTGCCAATCGTGCTGACAAAACCCTTGCCAGCGTTGCCAACTCCCTTGAACGCCTTGCTGAGAGCGTTTACCTTCTTAGCAGACTTCTCGGATTCGTTAGAAAGCTGAATAAGGCCCTTGATAGCTTGAGCATTGAGATTGCCTAATCCCTGGATTGTCTGAGCAACGGAAGGATCAATAGGCGGAGCAGAGGCAACATCGTTGAGGAGTTGCTTGA